TATCCATACATCTTTTGATATACTCTACAACTTCTTGTAGATAATCAATCTTTGCTTTTAGTTTTGTAAGGTCTTCATCTGAATTGAAGAAAACATCCATGTCGTTTTTCATTATCTTTAGACCATCGAATGGGTCATCTGACCAACCTAGTTCTTTGATTCTGGATTCATCCATTTTACCATTGAACCATAACCACTTATCTTTTCTAAGTAGATTGTATTGCATCTGAGCATTCTTTAATCTAAGAATGTTATCTGTTAGTAAGTCTGAATATTTTGCATGTAATCGAGGTACATCTAAACTAGATTTATCTAATTCTATGTCATCGATTTCGCAATCGTTAGACCACATCGCTTTTATTTCATCCAATGTCATACTGTAATTATACTATACTTTATAGTATTTATGAAGTGGTTTTAATCTCGTAATATGTAAATCTAAATGATACTGTACAGATTGCTGGTTCAGCATCTGCACCTGATTCTAAGTCAATTCCACTTAATGATATAGGGAATGCATCATGGAATCTAAAGAATCTATTGGGTATATTTTTGTTAGTATTAGTGACTAATGTGATGTCACTGTATTGATTCAAATCGTTGTCAACACTTGCCACCACATTAGTCTGAGTTGTTGCAGTTTCAGTGTATGTTCCGTATAATTCAGGATTACTGAGAGGTACAATAGAATCCATCCAATTGTATATCTCTGTAAAATTCTCTAAATCTTCATCTACTAGAAACGAAACTTCTAGGGTATCAAAGGTTGCTTTGTCGCCTGGAAAGAATGCATCTAGACCAACACCTGCTGCTTGTTGAGTTTCACTGAATTGAACACCTGGGATATTACATGTTCTCACATAGTATTCTACAGTTGGTACTTTGTCAATCAACAGACGAAAGTTATTCTTGTTTAGAATAGATTTATTGATATCTGATTTATATGCCATACTACTATTTATGCATTACTTCTCGTTTACGAAGTCATTAAACTGTTTTGCAGTTTCAATAACATCTTGAGCAGTATAAGTCCTCAAAGGTATTTCCTTTTTGGTCTCAGAATGATTTTCATTCCATGAATAAATGGTCTGTCTTTCATTCTCGATGTTGTTGATAATGACACTCTCGGCGAGAGATAGTAAGTCGGCACGAATTTCGTAACCTGATTTTTGTTGATTTGCCATATTTTCCTCCTGTGTGTATGTGTGTTATATGACTTCCGGCTATTAATAATATCGGGAATGGCAGGCCGGCCTGCCCTCCCTCGCATCTTAATCACATTCATCTTAAACAAGATATAGATTCAAAATACTATTATTATTTAGTGCATAAAAAAAGGGGTCTTAAAAAGACCCCTCTTAAAAGTTCTGGAACTTTTTTTACAGAATGTTGGACACTGCCATTTTTCTGTAGTATTGGTTTGAACCATCAGATGCTAAACCGTTAGCAGGTGTGCTTCCAACAAATGGGTTAGATACCATTCCGTATCTTGTTTTGAACCCGATTTTTGGTTGGAAAGTGTTCTCGCCAACTGCTCTCACCATTTGAAGTGGAACATATGGGCAATAGAACATACCAGCATCATAAGGGTTAGACCCTCTGTAACCAACTGTTAAGTAGTTTGAACCAGCATATGGGTCAATGTATACTTTAACTCTTCCGTTAAGAACACCAGCAAATGTATTACCTGTGTCATCAACATTCAAGTTAGTTGATAGTGCTGGAGCGTAGTCTAATACGCCTGCCATTGAAAGAGCAGATGCAACATCAGAAGAACAAAGGATAAAGTTACCTTTTCCTCTTCTTGTTTCTTTTGCGATTACATTTGATTCTCTTTCGATTTGGAATAACAATCCTTTGAATTTTTCAACAGACCATCTACCATTTGCATCAACATCTAAGTTGAATGTGCCTGGAGATGAAGTTGCTGAAGCACCAGTTTTAGCTTGGTTGTTTACTTCTCTTACAACTTCTCTGTTGATTTCTGCAAGAATTTCTGATGAAAGAATATTTGCAAGTTCTGATTCTGCATCAAGACCGTGGATTGCTTTTAAGTCTTGTGCAAGTTCGAGTGTGTACTCTGCTTTTAATGCTCTGGATACAGCAGTCACAGTTGATTTCTCAATAGTGAATGACATCTCTTGGAAATGGTTAGTTGCACCATCACCTAGTGATTCTGCTGAAGCTGTGCTCATTCCAGATGAAGTTTGGTTCTGATAAGCAGATGAACCAGCAAATGGATCACCCTCTGGGTCAGCATCAACACCATCAGAACTGTTAGGTCCAGCAGAAGCTGAATATGCAGTTCTTGGTTCGTTGATTCCTAACGCCTCAGATTGGTCTTCACGACCACCACTTGGGTAGTCTTGATATCTTGCTTTCATAGCGAAGATAAGTCCTGTTGGACCAGTCATTGGTTGAACACCGCAAATGTCGTAAGCAACGAGATTTGGCATAGCTCTTCTAACTAATGAAATTAGGATTGGATCCCAATTTGAGATAGCTGAGCTACCAGTAGCATTTAAAGGCGCTGCTTCTTCAAGTGATACTCTCTCTTCTTGTAGAGCTCTCTCTTGGTTTTCAAGAATTACAGCAGTGACAGCCTTCTTGTAGTTATCTTCGATTTGTGGTAAATCGGAGTGTTCTAGAATTGGCTGCCACTTCTCTTGTAAATTTTCTGATAAGAACATTTCTTTCTTCCTTTAAATTTAACCTAATGGTTTTAGTTTACTTAATGCATCAGAATATCTTGCAATTGAAGGGTCAAGTACAGGTTCTTTATCTTCTGATAATTCACCGATACCTTCTTCAACTACAGTTTCTTCTGATATGGTTTCACCTTCTACAGGGAAATATGCTTCTTTTAACTCAGAAACTTTCTCAGCGAAATCTTCTGAATCTGAAAAGTCTACACCCTCAGATAATGATACCATTTTCTCTTTTTGTGATTCAGATAGGTCTTCACAGGCCTCTCTTATCACATTTTGTCTTTTAAGATTTTCGTTCTCTTCGACAACTTCCATATTCTTAGATACTTCAGCGTCTAGTTTCTCTTCCATCTCGTCAAGACGATTTGCGAGTTCGTCAATAACATTGTACTTATCTTCTGGAATCTCAACATAGTGTTCTACGAACAATGTTTTAAGTCCTTCGATGAAGTTGTCTGTCATTTCTGACCTCAAACCTCTCTCGATTGCAAGTTCGTTTTCTTTCGTCCACTCTTCAGCACAAAATGTTAGATACTTGTCTACTGCTTCAGATAAATCTGATTTGACATTATCTATTGAGGTTTTTAAATTCTCTGAGTACTCAGACTCAAGTTGTTCTTTGATTTCATCTACTTTAGATGATACTGCGGCCTTGAAGATAGTTTTTGCTTTCTCTGAATTTTCTTCAGATAATTCTAACGCCTCTGAGATTTTCTCTAGGTCGTCTTCTACTTCAATCTCAACAAGTGAAGATTCAATTTCAGTGGACTCTTCGACTTCTTTTTCTTTGTCGTCTTCGTCCTCATCTTCTTCTTCTTCTACTTCTTTATCTTTGTTAGAGTGTAGTTTCTTATAACCTTCTTCAACGTCTTCCTCATCTTTTTTCTTCATGAGTTCAACTATTGACCTTGCGATTTCTGCCTTAGTCAAGGATTCGTCAACTTCTTCTTCGTCATCGGACATACTCATCTTCATTTGCTGAAGTTCTTTTTTGTCCATTCCTTTCATCTTGTCGACCATTGCCTTAATCATTTCCATTTTAGAAGGTTTTTCCTCATCGGATTCTTCTGCTTCAGAAACTTTCTTCAATTTTGGTTGAGGTTCAGATGATGAAGCACCTTTTTGCTGAGGGTCTCCAGTGACACCCTTAACGTTTGATGCTGATTTAACTGAATCAACGGCTTTGTCAACAGGATTTTCTTCAGGTTTGACGACTTCACCTTTACCACTTTCAATTGAAGCGGCGTCTGATGAACCTTGCTTAACAGGTTTGCTGTCCCCTTTCTCTGCCTTAGAATCAGGTTGCTGTGCTTCAGCAATAACTTCTTCTATAGCATTTTCAAGGTTTTTTTCTAAATCTGCCATTTTTTTCTCCTGTTTGAGTAATAACTCTTTTATTTATATGTTAAATGTTCTCAACGAACTTTTTCCATAGATTTAGTTTGGTTTCTTCAAGTTTGTTTAACTTTGCAGTGCGTAATTCGTCTTGCATTGCTTCCATTTCTCTCGCTTTTAGAATACCATTCTCCATAACCCACTCAACTCCTTCCATGATGCCTTCTACGAAAGCTTCAGGAGCAGAAGGGTCTGCAACGATATCAGCGGCAGTTGCCAACTGAAAATCGTCTTTAACTACTTGAGCACCATTCTTTTGTTCTAGTGAACCTAGACCTCTAGATGATACACCAAGTTTAGCACCATCATCAAGTAAGTTTCTTACAATTTGACCGTTTGGTGTTGATAAAATTTTTGCTCGTCCCACATAGTTATCACCGTCTTCTTCTAATTTGGTGATAAGGTGAGATACTTTGTCTAAATTAATTGTTGGTCCATCTGGATGACCAAGTTCGCCGAATGCTCTGTCCTTTTCAACGAATTCTTTAACGTAACGATTTACTTCTTTATCCATTACGTCTTTAGGATATATTCTACCGTTTCTGTTTTTAATCGCAGCTTGCATGAATATTCCCTCGATGAAGTAATCTTTTTTGCCTTGCTCGTTTTCTTCAACGATAATTGGTGATACTCCGTAATCTACAAATTCAGATATTAGTTTCATTTATAACTCCTAAAATTTCTTCTAATGAGATGTTTTCTTCACCCATTTGTAACATTACATTCTTAATATTCTTCATCTCTTTTTCGGCCTCTTTTACATTTTTATATGTGCCGATTTCTATATCATCCATATAAACATGGATTTTTTTTCTTCTGTCTTCAGCGTATACGATGTTGACAGTTTTGCCTGAAACTTTTTGTGTTTCACGCTTAACTTCCTTTTGATCTTTAGGAAGTTTAAACTTCGCTTCGTTTAACTCAGTTCTGATCTGTGTCCAAGTTTTCACTTTTGTTTACCCAATCGACCTGCATTTCGACACGTTTCATGTCTACTACTTCAGCGGCTTTTGCTTTAATACCATCAAAAATACTATCTTTAGCATCTTGTAGTTTACCTGCTTCGATTTGGTCTACAATCTTTCTACTTAAATCACTCATTAGAATCCTCCAAATTCATCATCATCTTCGTTTCCTTCTCCACTCTCTTTCTCTTTTGCTATCTCACCATCGATGATTTCTATTTCTTCATCGGTCATGTTAAGCATTTTTCTTCTAACGTAAGAGTTAGAGAAGTACTTACCTATATATGATTCTGCTCCTGAAAGTAAATCTAATCTTTCTTTCATAATCTCTTGCTCTTTCAATTCTTGGAAGTGATTGTCTGTAGCAAAATCATACTTTAAAAAATCTTTGACTGCATCAAACTCATCTGCTTTCATAATGTTTTTCAACACTAATTGAGTTCTTAACATATCTGTAAAGACTCTTGCAAATTTATTCTGCAATCTCTTTGTGAACTTATTAAACTTAAGTTCATCTCTAGAAATCTCTGAAGCACGACCCATGTTAAATCCATTGTCTGCTTCCATTCTAGTTACAGGAACATTTAGTGAACGATATAACTTCTTCTTGAAGTATTCGATATCGTCAATATCTGCTAAGTTTTGTCCACCTGGCAGAGTACTAATCTCTGTCCCTCGGCCACCCTCTCTTCTAGGTAACCAGAAATCTTCTAGCATTGACATGTGGCGTCTATCATCTTTGATTTCGCCTGTCTCTGCATTGTAAACAAGTTTATTTCTATACTTGTTCATGACATCTGCCAAGTATTGTTCTGCTTTTGCTTTTGGCAAGTTACCAACATCAATGTAGAAGATTCTTCTTTC